TCAAAGCATTTTCTTCACCTTCAACTTTTTTTGTTTTATATGTTGCAATTTTAAAGGCTATAAGAAAACCTATTATTGTGCAAAACATACCGATTACAAGTAAGAGTACGCCAAACTCAACCGACATTAGCAACTCCTTCTGTAAACCATTCAGGTGTTTTACCAGGATGTGACCATCTAGCAAAACCTACCTTTTTCATAATATAGTATTTACGATAACTCGCAACTACATCAATAACACCTTCATTGAAGACTTTACATTCTTCTGGCATAGCAGGTGTTGGTAGTGTCATAATTTTATTTAGTGTTGCATTTACAGGTGGGTCTTTTAGAATATCACCTAGCAACTGAAAAGACTTATGACCTAATGGTTTGTTCTTAGGAAATCTTTCCATAAATTCTTCGTTCAATGCTTTAAAATGTTTGAACAACCAAGTATAATTGTAAGCAGATTCCATTACCCACTTAGTACTAGGGTGACCTAGCCAACCTGCCTTGTATATAACTGCTTCTTCGTTAGAGTTAGGTAGTCGCCATCTTTTGATATCTCTACCGTTCTTTGTTTTTGCCATATACAATTCACCGTCTGCAACTCTTTTTGCTGTACATAGCATTTGAGCGCTCTCTAGTATCATCTTTACAATATGTTTATCACAACTCATCTTGGCTGCGATTACAGGGTCTTTATCTAATACAAATATATTCACTAATTAACCTTTCCGAATTTAATACATAGTTGTTTCCATACACCAGTCCAGTACATAGTTGACCATTTGTTGGTCGCATTGTTCATCATTCTAGCTGCGTTTGCTACAAGTTCGTCTTGTCTCTCTTTTGTGTAAATCATAGTCATATTATATCACTCCTAGTTGTCTTTGTCAAGCATTGATTTCACTAATGTTTTGTCGTTTTTTGAAGGTGTTTCTCTTACTTCGGTAGCATTCCAGTCTAATACTTGGTCCATTTTAATACGAATCTCATCAGGATCCAGACCCATTTCTCTTAACTCTTTATGACCTAGTATGGTAAAAAACTTCTCATAGTCTTCATTTGATAATTGTTTACCTGCTAACTTCGTAAAGAAGTCTTTGTAGTTGTCAATCTGTTTCTTACTCTCTTTATGCTTCTTGTTCTCTTTCGCAATCTGCAAATCAAGTTGTCTCATTGTTAATTCTTTTTTCTTCTTTCTACCTGAAGACCATTGTGCTAGAGATATGTTGGCTGCAATCAATAGTAATACTGCAAGAGGGTCAAATACAAATATCAATACAATGATTACCCACCTTACGGCTTCATCAAAGTGGTCTTTTGCATTGTCTCCATATATCAGTTCAGCAATATATTTTAGAGGACCTACTTCTGCTTCTATCTTTGATTGTTCTAATTCATATGTATTCTTGTCTAACATATAGTTGTCTATGTTATCCATTGACTTATCTATTGTAAGTTTAAGTTCGTTTCTTTCTTCTTCTTGTTTTTTTCGTTCTCTTAAACCTCTTGTCGCATAGTCGTTCTTTAGAAATACCTCAATAGACTTATCTAACTGCAATAAAGTATTTTCTGCTCGTTCTATTATTCGTTCTTCTTGTAGTATTCGTTTATCAATCAACTCAACTTTCGCTGTATTAGATGAAGTAGGAACAACCTGGTCTAGGTGTGCCTTTGATAGATAACCAAATATACCCATAGAGGTAACAAATACTAACACAACTACGGAGGTTGTCAAGTAGTATTTAATTGTTTTTGGTAATTCTTTGTTCTTCCAGTTTTGATATAACCAAGAGGCGGTAACAAGTTTACCTACCTCCAACACACCACCCATAATCATAATAGGTATCTTTGCACCACTAAAGATGGCGGCAAGACCTAATATACTATACAAAGCTGCTACACTTGATATACTGATTGCTGATAAAAATGCTAAAATACCCATACTAAACCTTTCGTACTATGTATTCAAATCCATCTGAATATTTACCAACTAATTTCTTTTGAAAGAATTGTAAGTCACTTCTATTCAAGGCTATCTGCATTTTTGCAAATATCTTATTTGATTGTCTACCTGGATAACAACGCATTACATCGGCTGCCCAGAAACCTGTAAAGTAAACTTCCGTTTGACCTTTCTTCAAGTTATTAAATGTATTAAATGCTTTTTCAATCATATTTTTCAGATACGGATCCATATAGGGTCTGTTGTCTTCTTTGATATTATTGTAGCTTTCGTCTTCCCAGTTGTTTGGTCTACTCATTATTTACTCTCCTCTGATTTTCTCACTTTTTTAATAATACTAATTACACGGTCTGCATAATCAGTTGTTGTGCTAAATTTATCCAATGTCTTAACTAATTCTATTGGATCCATTTGGCCGTCTTCTGCAAGTTGTTTTAATCTCAACTTACGGAATTTCTCATAGGCTGAATGTTCATTCATCAACCTAACAAATTCTTTTACACTTTCACACTTCGAGGCAAATATTCTTACACCCCAACCTTTCCACTTTGGCATACCTCTTGGTAACATATGTGGATAGTCTTTGTTAAATATTCTGATACCGAATAGATTATTACCTTCTTGTGCAAATCTACTTGTACCCCAACCACTCTCCAGAGCAGCCTGTGCTGTTATCATTTCGTATGGTACTCTAAACACATCTGGTTGTGAGAAGTTTAAGAAGTCAATACATTTATGAGTTGCCCTAATAAATTGTATGTCATTGTTGTATGTAAATTCTGGTTCTCTTAATTCTAACTCTTGTAGTCTTTCTAGGTATTTTGTTTCGTAATCTTTCGATAATTGATTTGTAGAATATGTGTTAGGATTAAATGTACCAACGACATATGTTATTAAAAATAACATTGATACACCTAATACTCGTTTAGTCCATAATTTAAATGTTCTTATTTTTTCTTTGTAGTCTATTTTCACTTTTTTCACCATAATATTATATCAGTTTAAATCATATCTATGCCGGCTCTACCCATTGGTTTCCTAAATGAATAGAAGAGAGCATTATGATTACCACTATCTCCTGCATTTCTCATTTGATACAAGTGGACCATTTCGTGGGCCAATGTACTAATGAATTCTTTTTTATTCCTGTACTTGTCTGCCATTTCTAAATGAAACGATTGTGTACCTTTTCTTTTCCACTCCCATTGTGTAACCTGACCAAAACATTTTATTGGTCTCAAATCTCGTATCGTTATCTCATTAAACGGTGCAAGTTTGCCGTCAAAGACTGCCTCATTAATCCATTGAAAGACTTTCTTAATGTCTTTATAGGTAGTCTTGTATTGTCTAGTATGCTCATATTCGGCTTTTACTTTCTTCTTTAAAGTTGCATACCTAACTGATTTAGGTTTTAGTTCTTTCGGCACTGGTGTTTGTTCTCCCATACTTCGTCTGATTGTTTTCGTGTCGTAGTCTCTTTCTATCAGTATACTCCATTATCAAAAAAGATATTACACCACCAAGTATAATTATCCATAGTTCCATAGGCGCCATAGTCTTCATAAGAGAAACCATGTCAGCCATTGCATATATCAAGTTTTCCATTCTACTCCTCTGTTTGACTTTCTTTGTATACTTTGTCTATACCGTTAACTCTAATATCAGAAGCAATACTCTCTAATATATTTGGTAAATGCTTCTCTAATACAAAAGTCATTTCGATTGCCATTGAATGTGCTAGTCTTTCAAGTTCAGACTTCATCACAGCCTTATGGTCAATGTTACCGTTAACCGTTTCTTTGATTATGTGGGCGCTAGTCGCCACAACATATTCATCTGCTTTTGCTTTCTGCATAGTTAAGTGTAATGCTACACCTGCCATATACAAAAACACAAGTACATATATTATGTTTTTTATCAAGCTTATCATTATATACCTTTCTTCATCATTTAATATATTTATTATATCACTTACTAGGTACCTTGTCAAGCAAAAAATGAGCTTATTTTAGGGGAATAGTGGGTATTTTTAGTATGGAAAATACCCTAAAACCGTTGTATTGTTATGCTTCTAGCTTAACAAAATCATCATTCCACCCAAAAGCCTCTTTTACAAGATTAGCTGTAAGTCCTTTGTACATATTATTTAACTTCTTCTCTTTTACAGCAACAAGCAACTCTGCTTCTGTTTCATGTAAACCTTCTAAAATTTGAATATACAAAGTTTCTTTTTTTACTTTGGATAGATTTTGGTCTGCACCTTGTACGAAATGCCAAAGTCTCTTCGCTTCGGACTCAAGGAATGTGTGTTCAGTACCTACAGGAGCTTCATTTGGAAGATACGGTGGGTTACCTTTTGGTAAGTCCCATTGTATTTTCGGGTCGAAAGCACCTTTTAATACTTGTCTTAGAGAGACACTATCGTGCTGTCGCAGGATTTCTGTCTTCTTTGCCTTGTCTTTAGCGTTGTTAACTTTAGTGAAGATTTCGTGGTAAGTGAGTGCCATGCTTGAAGATGACATTGCTGCCGCCTTCTGTGCCTTGTTCATATTTTCATTTGCCATTTCATTTTCCTCTTAATATTGCAATATTAAAAATCATTAATATGTTCAATCAACGATTTCAGTTTATTATCTATAAAGTATGGTAGTAGTTTGGACCTACTTGGTACTTCATAGTTGTTCAAACTATTTATAATAGATTCTACCATAGCGTTAGGCGTCTGGTCTAGGTCTATCAGTTTCTTGTTCCTATTGTAGTACTTCTTTGTTTCAGAACCTAGTGGTATATCGTCAATCTGCGACCACTCTTCTAGTTTCTTTTTCGTAATAGGACTTTGTTTTGTCTTTGTAATAAAGACATCATCTGCTGATAGGATATTCGGTATCCCGTCTGACCTATCGCCTTTGATAATCTGTTCGTGTAAGTATCTAGTAGGATTATCTTCAACTACCATGTGTTTCTGTATTGGACTATATTGACTTACATTACTATACTTCTGTAATTGTTTGAAGTCTTTATCGCCTGATACAATCAGGTACTTGTCTTCTGTCTGCATTTTAACAATGACACCGATGATATCATCTGCTTCTGCATTGTCAATAGCAATTACTTTGTACGGAAAGTTATCTTTTAATTCTTCTTTAATATCATGTATGAGACTGAATAGAGCATTCCAATCGTTTGTACTATCTTCTCTACTTGTTCTACGACTTGCTTTGTATTGAGGAAAGAAGTCTCGTCTCCAAGGATTGCCACTATCACAGGCAAGTACTAAATCTTTTCCGTATTCGTTACCAAACTTTCTAATGTATCCTTTGATTGAATTACATACCATATATCTAACCATTTCTATGTTAGCGATACCTGGTTCGGTACCTTTCTGAAATGATACTCTACTCATTTGTGCCATTAGATTACTAATAAGCACTTGGTGTAAATCAACTATAATCATTATGCACTCTTTTTTCTATCGGCGTCAAATTTTGCCTTTGCAGCTGCTCTCTTCTTTTCTACTATTAACGCTTGTCTTATTTTTCTACCTATAGGTATCTTTACGGAATCAACGATTGCTTTACCTTTCTTACTAATGTATTCAACACCAATAAATCGGTCTTTGAAGTTGCTTTGAACCGACATAACTGCCTTCTTCAAACTCATTGCTTCTTTCTCTTTCTCGTCACCTTTTTCATTCCAAAACTTAAATATTCTCATCTTACCCATATTAAATATCCGTCCTTACTATATGTTTTCTCAATTCTTTTACAAAAAATTCTATCTTGTCAATGTATTCAATTAAACTTTTGTTTGTTATATAATTGTTTCTTTCTTTTAGTTTATCATAATCTTTTACAGATATTTGTACCATAGGACTCGGTGTTACCTCGTTCTCAAAAGATTTGTCAACTGAATTATCGTCTGTCATATATTCCTTTTTAGTTAAAAATGTGGAGGCGAGTTCCACTCTCGCTTTCCTCGCCTCACACAGCTCTATGTAAGCGTACCGCTAGGTAATCTTACTATCGAGTTCATTATGATGTGTAAGCGACTTGTTTGCCGAATACAGCTGTGATACCAGCAGCGATTACTGCTTTAGATGGAGTACCAACTCTATATGAAACGCCTTTTGTAGACCTATTTTCATAAATCATCAATCCTTCGTTTCTCAATTTACCAACCATTGCAGCTGGTGATTTAAGGTCAAATTTTGTTCTTAGAGTTTTCCAAGTCACATCTGAACCTTTGTTGAAAAGATTACGAATCTTCTCGGTCTTAGTTAGCTTTGTTCTAGCCATAGTTTTATCTCCTTTAGATAATTTAAAAATGTTAAACATTATGTCTAACCTCCTTTTCAGTTTGATTTTTATGTCTTATCTGACAACTTGCTATGGTCAATCGCATTATAATGGTTTTCCATAGACAAATTCTTATTAAGTACTCATTATACACTATCTTATATAGCTTGTCAAGCACTAAATTCATTTTTTTCAATTTATTTTACTGGTCCTTCAGGATCCGGTTCTGGGAAGTCACCATGTAAGTGGTCATCTTCATCTGGATACATATCGGGTCCGTCTTGTCCTGGGTATTCAGGATTAAAGTCAAAATTCTCTGTAAAGGTAAACATACCATTGTTCCTATCGTTAAGTTCATCTGATACATCTTTGTTTAAGGGTCTAGTAGTCGTGTCTATCTCATCTGACATATTTGCATACTCAATACGAGCAGTAACCACGCCTTTCTTATTCATCTTCAACTTAACAGCATGGTCTACTACCTTTTGAATAGGGTGTGCTATGTTGAATTGTCTGTACAAGAGACCTCTTACCGAGTCCATAGACATTGCAAGGTCTTTTGTAAAGACATCTTGTTTAGTATCTAATCCCATTTGCACGAAGCGTCTAATCAAATCTAATCCAATTTCATCTGTTGCTGTTTCTACAAACTTTGCAGCTTGATAGTCTCGCATTTTCGCTTGTGCTTTTGGGTCCACCTCAACTTGTGGTTTTGCAATCTTATTCTCTGGAAATAAAATTATATTATCATAGTCATTTTTAATATTGATATCATCACTCACTTATTTTATTCCCTTTGAAGTCAACAAGTCCTAGTTTGTTATAATGTTCTATCAACTGATTATAACCACCTACTAACTCGTCATTTATTTTAATTTGAGGCATTGACCTAACATTTTTACCTATGTCTTTAATCATCGCCTCAGGACTTTCAAACTCTTTCAAGTTCTTTTCTTCATATTTCAAACCAAGTCCTTTTATTAAGGACTTAGCTTTAACACAAAATGGACAATTGTCTTTTGTATAGACAACTATATTACTCTGCTGTGTCATTCTTCTTTTCCTTTGCCGTGTCTTCGACACTTTTGAAGGCTTCAGCAGACTTTAGTTTAAGTTTGTAAGCGTCAACAACTTCACCAATCGTGTACTCATACATCTTATTAAACTCACCAAGTGGCAATCTTAAACCTATCCATGCTCTGTAGTAACCTGATTTTGTTCTAGTTACCTCTTGTGCAAAGATTTCATATCCTCTCACTGGTGTGTTTGCAATGATATTTACCATCGCTGTTTCTACTTCTGTAACCACGGTCTTAACATTAGTTTTACCTACTTCGGTTACAAACATTTTTGCCTTCTTGTTCATTTCTCCTGCAACAATATCAGCCATTTCTGCTTTCGCAATTAACTTAGCTTTCTCAATCGCAAGTTCTAATGATGGTGATACACTAGTACCAACTCCGAAGATACAAGTCTTCTCATCATCTTTTGTTTTAACAACGCCATTGTTTGCCCACATAGATATGTCGCAATGTTTAGCATTATCAAAGTCCGCCATATACCATGTCGGTACTTCATCTACTAACTTCTCCGTCTCTTGCTTAATCTTATAAGTTTTTGACGAACAAGCATTTAGGCCAATTACTAGAACGCCTAAAAGTCCTATCTTCATTATGTTTTTATACATCATTTTTCACACTCCTAACTACATTATATAACATTTCACTCAACTTGTCAATAAGCTGGTTATTCTCAACATATGCAACAACATCCGTTGTGGTCATACCTGTTATTAACATAAAAAGGAGACCCAATATGATTAGATTTTTAATCATTATTTTCTCTCCCAATTACCTTCGTTTGTTAGACACGCTCTTCCGAAGGATTTGAAGGCGTGTGAAGATTGAGAATACAATCTACAATATTCTGGAGCACTCATATCTTTATAATAGAAAGCTGCAAAGAGTTCCCAGTAACCAGGTTTCTTTGCTTTCTCTAATTCTATCATTTTCTCCAATTCTTTAATTCGTTCTTTGTCTGTTCTACCGTGTTCAGTATCAGCACATTCCATAATCTCTTCTTTGATGATAGTCTTATCATCTAATTCTCTAATAACAATCTTAATGAAACACCATTGACCGTCTCTTTCAAATCTATCTAAAACTTTTGTAGAAAGAACACCATTGTCTTCGTTTTCTTTCCATTCTTTTAACTTTTGTTCTACCTTTGTATGTGTATCAGATATATATACTTTGTCCACAGGTGCCTTATTTACTTGGCTCTCTTCTTTGTAAGTAATAGGTTTAGGTAAGATATCTGCATATGCAATACCAGATACAATTAAGAACAAAATAAGAACAAATGTCCATGTTAGATATTTCTTCATAGGGTCAAGTTGCATTATTGTTTCTCCACCCATCTACCGTCTGGCATTTGACATACGGTTCCAAACCTTGTATCAATATCATTGTTTGAGATACCAACAACAGGCCAAGAGTTCTTAATATTAAAATTACTTTCGTACTCTTTACAGATAATAGGACCTTGTGCATAACTTCTGTTTACTTTTATTGTGCCATTACTACCTGTCTTATTGTTTAACCAATTACTATAACTTGCACTACCAGGACCATTGTTTAAATGGTCTACAAATACTGCATTGTGTAAATCGTAATCACTATCATATAGTAATTCAGCACCGGCAAATGCACCTACTACAGCACACGCAGCCGCAATGTATGGGTCTTGTGATATTAGTTCCACACAAGTCATAGCACCTGTAGTACCACCGAGTACTGCACCTACATGACTTCTGTTAAATTTGAATCCTTTAGTATTGTTAACATCTTGGTGTTTTGTACTACAAGCACCGAGCGACAAACTAATTATTAAAATCGAAATCGTTTTTCCTAATTTCATCACATACCTCCTTTTGATTTTCTTTTAAGATAACACAATTATCCAATGCCGTGTTATCTACCACATATTTTTTTCTCATATCATTCTCTTTCCACCAGACCACAGCTCTTGCTGTTAATGGTCTGATTAAGAAAGTGCCATCATTAGCTGATGTAAGATGAAAGTCCATGGTACTATTTAACTCCAAACAAAGTCTTAAGCTTTGCCCAATTGTTAGCAGTTTGTTGTTTCGCACTAGCCCAACTTGCTGATTGATACTCTTTTATCTCTTCAACTTCGTTAGATAGAAAACTGACTACTTTGCCTGGTACTTCAATTACTGCATTACCAAACTCTTGTGGTGTTATAGTCTTTGTCTCATTCGCATTGGCACTTGATATGCCGAATACGATTACACATAATATAAGTATTTTATTCATACTTTCCTTCCCATTGTTTTAATATCAGCAATGTCAACAACTTGGTAGTTACCTTTGTTGTATGCAATACTGATTGTTTTACCAGCAGGTAGTTGTGGTTTCAATACTTTTCTCTTCGTAGCACCTGCTGTAATAATATTACTACAAGGTATTGAAGGTCTTACTGAATAGTCTGGAAAAGGAAAACCTTTAAACTCGTTTATCACTTTACCATTACTATCTAACTTAACTCCGATAGACTTCAACCATTTCATATGATTTTTCATCGCTATCTTGTTTCGCATATCTTTAGTTAAGTAAGTCGCTTTTGTCTTTGCCATATGATTTTGCTTCAAACGCTTTTTGGTCTGCATAAGTTCTTCCAAACACTTTCATATAAAAGTGGTCTCTCGGTTTAGGTGCCGAGTATGCAAGTATCAGATTATCAAATTGATTTTGCTTGATACTGATATTTCTCATAGAAGAAGGATGCGCTTTCTTCAATGACTTCATTTCTTTTAAGAAAGCAATACGATTGCCGTATCCTTCTTTCTTACCTTTTTGGTCTTTTTGTGTCGCCGTCTTAAATTCACTAAACATCATTTCTTTTGTGTATGTAAACATTATATAGTCCTCCCAGATTGATTAATTGTTATAATAGTATCACAAACCTGAACGCTTGTCAAGCTGCCAATAAACCCATATTTTACACTAAATTTAGGAAAAACGAGGGGCCTAGAGGGCGCTGTAGAGGGTTTGGGATAGTCCCATGTATGATTGCTCATAGGGATTTTACTACTTTTTTGCATTTTTAGTCTTCTTTCTCTTACCTGACAAATAATGGATTGTCTGATTCTTTTTAACTTCAAAGTCTAGTTCCATCTGAGCATTTGGTTCAGAAGTGGTAACATACTTTTTAATATTACTCATTAACATTTTTATTCCGATAATAAAATTTTGCATATGGTCTCCTTATCTAATATCGTCAAAAGGATCATTTGCTAAATCTCCTAATGGCATTTTGATTTCAGTTTCTTTCGGTGCATATTCTCTTTCAAAGTCTGCGACTTCTTTTTCTCTATATGCAATACCTTCGTCTACCTTCTTAATGGCCATTGGTACATTGCCACTTTGAAGTTGGTCTTTAATTTCTTTTAGTTCTTCAATGACCGTCATTACATCAATCATTTTAATCTCCTGCTGTTTCGAGCTTCTTAGTTAGGTTTTCTTCAATCTGATGGAAATAACACCAATGTGTTCCTGTCTCACCAGTATAACTAATGGCACCTGTATAGTTTAACTCGGTGTCATATGTTTGTGCATTTATTGAGGAATCAAGTTCAGCTGCAACATCTGATTTTTCAGTTGCAATACCTATATTGATTATCTCACCAGTTCTTCCGTGGTTACCTAAAATTGTATCTCCTACATTAATTATCATATTTGTATCCTCCATATTTTTTGTTTAAGTGTTTATGTTCATATTGTTTTGTCAACTCTGGTGCAAAATCATATTTGAAAAATTGTCTACCATTCCATAATTGACCGTAATCGTTAAATAGAGAGTTATCAAACTCGGCAACATCACCAAATACATCTTCGTAAGTTTCATAATACTTGTCGCCGTGTATCATTTCAACTATCGTACTACCTGTAGCATTTACAGCACTTTCTATATAGTGCTTGTCGCAATAGGTTTTAATTCTTTTCTTAAATTCTTTATTGTTTAGTCTATTCAACTGACTTAAAGGAACATTTCTAAAGATAGTGTTAAAGATATAGAAGTACTCCATATCGTCTTCATCATAGTATTCAATACCGTAAACTAAATTTAAACTAGAACCTTTTGTCATTTATTCCCCTTGTTATATTGTTATTGTTGATGTTATTATTAAAAATAAAACCATGACTAAGCAATAAAAATTTAAGCTAGTCATTAAGTCAATCTCACTAAGATTACTACTTGTAAAACTAAAATTGCAAGTGGCACTATAGTTCTAATAAATTCCATAGTGTGATTGTATTCGTCTAGTTTTCTCTCAAACTTATTTCTTTTTTTCATATTATGCAGCCTCCTTTTCAATTTTTTTGTATTTTGTAATGTGATTTACAATATCGTTGGTTTTGTAATTTGCATATGCGTTATGATAAACATTAGATATTCTAGTAGTTGGTTTTGTACCGCCAACAAAATATCTATTTTTATTATGTGACTTGATAGTATGTTTTTCTGTATACTTCGGAGTATATGACGGAAGTATTTCTACTTGTACATTTTTAGTATTAGTGATTTTAAATTTTGTTGTGTGTTTCATTATGTTGTCCTTTTTATTGTTGTTTTGTGCGATTAACTCCTCGTCTCTCAACTTATTATATTTGTCAATATCAGACAATGCTTTATTTGATAATTCTGTCATTAAGCACTCTCCGATGTTATTACATCATCA